AGACGGGCGGCTACATGGCAGACACGATTTTGGTGCGAGCGACCATGAAGTTTGCGTACCACAACGCCAACCCAAACACCACGATCTACTACGCCGACAACACGGCGCGGATCAACGGAGTGACCACGCAGCTCACCACAGAGCTCGGGGACATCTGGACGTCTTCAGGCGTTGCCGCAGCACTTCCCGGAGAGCTGCGATGCTTCACCTCCACGGCCCGCACTACCGCCTACGGGAACATATACTGGGACGCGGATGACAATCTTCTGCTCAGTATTGTGGCGTACCAACTCGCTCGCAAGAGTTACCAGCCGGGACAGTACTACGAGCTGGACCTTCACGAGACATATACCTACAACCACACGTTCTCCTGGGACGGCGTGGACTACCGACCCGTGAACATGAGCTTCAACGACCGCGACTCCAGGGCTACCTACCGCGCCTTGCTGGATGGCAACATCTTGACCAGCTCCGACTCCAAACGTCCGGATCAGGAATTATGATCACTTACGAACTCCCACCCAATCCCTACTACTACGCCTACGTCATCGGTGACGGGGGTGTCGTAGAGTTAAACCTCTGTTTCTCATGAACACCGCTCAGTTTTTAACTATCTTTACAGGAGGAAACTACGCCGCCCCTATCTGGGACACCTACGAGGCATACGTCCTCGCAGATTCTGGAACTGTGGAGGCCCGTGACTGTACAATCAACGCTATCGCAAATCTGCTATGAGTGCATTTTATGATCAGGCCTCCCTCGTTGTAGTCCCCAGCGGCTACAAAAGCGGGAAAATCTACGCCCAAAAGCCCCTTACTACCGACGGGCAGCTAACCTTTACCCGCGCCAGTACGGCTACCCGCGTAAACGCAAGCGGACTAATTGAATCCGTAGCCAGTGGCGTACCCCGTTTGGACTACCTTAATAGTTCTTGCCCTCGCTTGTTGCTTGAGCCGCAGCGGACAAACCTAATCACCTACTCGGAGAGTTTTGATAATGCGGCTTGGGTTCAAACGAGGATGACCACAACGGCAAACGATGCCGTTTCGCCCGATGGTTATACAAATGCCGACCTAATCGCAAACACAACCGATACGGGAAACCATACAACGGTATTTAATCTTGGAAGTTTAACAGACCCAAGCATTGCGCTTTCGTTCTTCGTGAAAAAGAAGGACAACGACTTTGTGCAGATTGGTATGTACAATAGTTCCACGAACTGGAATGCGGTAAAGTTTAACATTGAAACGGGTTCGGTTTTAGATATTGGCGCTGGCGGAGTACATAGCGCACCAACCAACGCAAATATCACAAGTTACGGCAACGGATGGTACCGAATCTCGGCCGTATTTGCCGCAACCATTACGTCCGCCACCGAGCAAGTGTACATTACCGCAACGCCAACAAGCGCACCCCCGAGTGGTGCCTTTGGTCTTGGCGGTGGATGGACTGGCGCAACGACCGAGAACCTTTGGGTTTACGGAGCGCAAGCGGAGAATAGTGCCGCCTACCCAACTTCGTACATCAACACGAACGGCACAAGCGTTACCCGTGTGGCGGATGATGCGGACACCACCTTTGCGACTGCGTTTGCTACAAGCGGTTCGGCTACTTGGTTCCTTGAGTTTGACGGAAACACTATACCCCAAGTAAACCAAACGGGCGTAAACTTTGTCCTTAATTTCGCAAGCGGTGATTTTTTGGGCTATAACCACAACGCAACCCCCGAGCATAGATTTAGAATCTTTACAAGCGGTTCATCGTATTTTGCTGCGGCCTCTGGATTAAATGCAAATAGCCCAGCAAAATTGGCGGTAAGCGTTACGGCATCTTCGTATACTGCTTACGCTAATGGAGTAGAAATTGGCACGGCATCAATTGTAGGCAATTGGGCGAGTGCTACGAGTTTGACTACTACTATTAACGATGCCTTTGGTTCTTTAGGAATTAAGCAAATGTTGTTTTTCCCATCCGCACTAACCGCCACTCAAATGGCAGAACTAACCGCATAAGATATGGCAACCTACAAAAAGTACGAGTTCACGCCCACGCAATGGGCTACGGCAAAGGCCAAGATTCAAGTAACCGAAGAAGGCGAACCAACGTGGGACGCTACCAAAGTTGTGGCGGTTGTGGAGCTTGGCAAATTGTGCAAGAGTTGGGGAACCGACGCTGAAGGTATGCCAGTATGCACGGACCAAAGCACGAAAGAGAGCATTGACATCCTTTGGGTGGACGCTCCTGTGAGTGGATTCGCAACCTACGCCGTGAACGTGGCTCCAGGAACGGAGGCGCACCAGTTCGCGGGCATGATCTGGGAGTAATGACAAACGAACACATCGCCGGAGCCTGGACGCTCAACGTCATGAGCGCGCTCGCAGCACAGATCCTTCCGATCGTGGGGGTGATCTCTTTCTGTGTGACCATCGCATGGACCATCTACCAGTGGCGCAAAGATGCTCAAAAGGATAACTGAGAACCCAAAGACCAGCATCCTGGGAGGCATCCTCTTTATGGGTGCCTTTCTTTTGGTGTGGTTTGAGAAGGCTACTTTGACCGAGGCGGGCGTATTTTTGCCCGCTATTATCGGACTACTATGGGCGAAAGACTGACCACCAACTTCACACTGCATGAGCTCACTCGAACTCGCTTTTCTGTGGATAACACTCCAGGCGCGAAGGAGCAAGCGGCTCTTCAGCTTCTGGCTGAGAAGGTCCTACAACCCGCTCGTGATGCGCTGGGGCCAATTAAGGTGACCAGCGGCTTCCGCTCTGTCGCAGTCAACACCCTGGTGCATGGTGCCCGCAACTCACACCACCTCAAAGGCATGGCGGCAGACCTCCAGATGCCTGACGGCAATCACAAACGACTTTTTGACTATATTCGTACCAACCTGGTGTACACGCAATTGATCTGGGAGTTCGGATCTATTGACCAACCGCAGTGGGTGCATGTGAGCTATGATCCGGCAGACCTTAAAATGCAAGTGCTTCGCGCTATTACTTACGGCAAGCGCGTTAAGTACCTGGAGTTGTAAAACCGTACAACCGACGGTCCACACGGTGATCCGAGAGACCACCACCGTCCACGATACCCTAAAACTTCGCGACACCCTACGCCTTGAGAACGAGCGCGTCCAGGTGGAACTCATCAAGCTGCCCGGGGAGAAGGTCTACCTCAAGAGCACATGCAAAGGCGATACTGTCCACATATATACTGACAGAATCGTGGAAAAAGTCACAAAAAAGGTTGACAAACGGCAAGAGTGGGCCGTGATGGGGGTGATCGCCGTCCTCGCCCTGGCACTGCTCGGCGTAATCTGGCGCAGATGATAATCACCCACCACCGCAACTCCCACACCCTGGACGTGCCGGGAAACAAAATCAAACTTTATTTGCTCTCGGACATACACTGGGACAATCCTCACTGTGATCGCAGAGCTCTAAAGAAGCACCTGGATCTTGCCAAAGAGGAGGGCGCGAAGGTGATGATCAACGGGGACTTCTTTTGTCTCATGCAGGGCAAATACGACCCGCGCAGAAGCAAAAAGGACATCCGTCCGGAGCACAACAAGGTCAACTACCTGGACGCGGTGATCGAGGATGCGGTCAATTGGTTTGGGGACTATGCCGACACCATCTTGTTCATCGCCTACGGCAACCACGAGACCGCCATCATCAAGAACGTCGAGACGGACCCGCTCCAGCGCTTCGCTGACCTGTTCAACTACACCTACAAACCGGAGCAGCCCATCGTGACCGGAGGCTATGGCGGCTGGCTCACTTTACAGTTTAGGAGCTCCACATTTGACAGATCATGGAAGATTCATTACTTCCACGGATCAGGAGGTGGAGGCCCAGTGACGCGTGGCGTAATCCAAAACCAGCGGAAGATGGCTGACGTCGAGGGGGCAGACTGCATCTGGATGGGTCACGTTCATGAATTGTATGCCATGTATCAGGCCAAAGCTGGTTTAGATGGTAGGCGTGTGCCAATCATCAAGGACGTACTCCACGTTCGCACGGGAACGTACAAGGATGAGTACGGGGATGGAGCCTTCGGATGGCACATTGAACGAGGCGCTCCAGCGAAGCCAATCGGCTGCATCACGGTGGACTTTTACCTTCGCAAAAGCAGCGGAAAGCGTTTTTTGGATATTTTCCCGCAAATTTTGAACGAAAACAACACACACAGATAGAGTTGTTTGCCATAGCTTAGCGGTACCTAATCTTTTAAACCCTTTGCTATGAGTGAGAAATTCATCGAGTGGATCGACAAAAAAGGTGTGCCCATCATGGGTTTCATCGCTTTGTCTTTGACTATGGTCGCGGCAACCATCGCGATCGTTCGCCTTTTGTTTCCTTTTTAATCTGTCAAAATGAAAACTGCAACCATCCAACACGCAACCGGTGACGGCACCTGGGAGTCAGCCTACGGCCTCATGTACTCCTACGAGCTGCACCTCTCCAACGGCGAACACATCAAGGTGAACGCCAAGAAACCCGACGCCTTCCACGCTGGGCAATCCATCAACTACGAGCTGACCGGCAAGACCGACCGCAACCAGACGCCCCTGGCTAAGATCGTGAGCGACTTCAACCAGAACCGCGGCGGCGGATATACACCACAAGCTCCCGCAAACAACGCGGGAGGTAAAGACCGCAGCATCCTGATCCAGGTCGCGTTTAAATTGGCGATGGAGCACCTGAACGCTAAAGACGGCTACCGCGTCCACGAGCTGAAGGATTTGGCCAAACTTGTGTATGACCAAATGAAGGACGCACATGAGCAATTTTGAGACACCTATGGGGCAAGAGCTTGAGGTCTTCATTGAAGGCCAGCTCGCCCTGGTACGAGCAAAGCAACAGGAAGCAACGGCTCACGAAGCCAGCGAACTTTGGGGACAGATGAAGCAGCTGCAAAAGATGAAGACGTGGCTGCACTGGTATGAAGGCAAAAACAGAAAGCGATGACACACGAAATGACCCTTTGCGACCTCAACCTTGAGGACCAAATCATCGTGGAAACCTACCGCGATTGTGATGAGGACGGATGCACGATTCGAGTGCATAACTGGAACCTATTTATAGGTGGGCACGTTGTGCAGCTGCCGAAGGAATTGCGGGAGAAAATCTACCCGCTTTTGGATGAGTACGCCGCAGACATTGATCCCTTTGACTCATGAACAGTAAGCACAAAGGCAACCGATTCGAGCAAGCCGTGGCCAGAAGGCTGCGGCAGCTCTTCCCCAACTGCCGGACGGCACGGGAGATGAACAAGTGGCTGGACGCCCAGGGAGTAGACTTCGTTGAGACCTACCCCTTCCAGTTCCAAGCCAAGCACGTCGAGCGCGGCCTGGATCCGCACGCGGTCCTGGAGCGCATGCCGCAGACAGATGGGATGTACAACGTCCTCCTCTGGAAGAAGAACCGGAAAGCGACCCTGGTGGTGATGACCATCGAGGACGCTGAGGAGATCGCCTGGATGTTGAAACGCGAGAAGATTATGTGATGGAAAGAAAGCCCATGAAGTTCCGCTTCTTCTTCTTGAACGAGTGCGGAAGAGAGGTCCACATATCGCTGGAGTTCTTTAACACGAAACTGGCTCAGGCTTACTCGGAGATGAAGTTCGAAGGACTGACATACCTACGCCATGAACGCCTGGCGTAAAAGCATTGAGCGAGCAGAGGCCAAAGGCCTCAACATGAACAACGAGCGCCGGGCTTACGTCACGCATATGCGTGAGCTCGAGCAGCTCAGACATGAAGCGGAGCTTCTTCGGAAGATGACGCTCTTCTTCACCAGACTGTATTCTCACCCTTTGTACTTTGCACTGATCCGGGAAAAGGACTTTGCACAGATTTTGGAAGAATTTAGTCACAGAGAGTTTGATATAGCAAGATGGAACGATTTTTTTAACAGATGGAAGCAATTGACGGACTGACCGACCCCTACGCTGCCGCCTTATGGCTCGAGCAGCAAATCACTGAACGGAACGGCTTTTACAGAAAGGGCCGTTTTTTTATCGCTTATAATAACTATTATGCAGAATTTACATCTAAGGAGCTCCAGAGCCTGATCTTCGACCTTCTCAAGAGTAAAGGCAGCGACCAAAAGGCAAAGTACATCACCGACCACTTGGCTCGCAAGCTGGAGAACAACGAGGAGAACTTTGAGGTTATCCCTTTCGAGAACGGATACCTGGATCAGTCCGGCCTGTTTATCGGCTCAAAAGATTACCGAATTGAGCTCAAACAGACGGACATCATACCACACTACTATGACCTCTTGGGCATACCAGAGAAATGGCTCAAGTTCCTGGATGATGTGTTTGAGGGTGATGATGACAAGGCCCAAAAGATAGCCGTGATCCAGGAGTGGTTCGGCTATTGCATGGACCGAAGCCTCAACCTCCACAAGGCCCTGGTACTGTACGGTGATGGTGGCAACGGCAAGAGCGTCATCCTGGACGTCTTGGCTGCCATCTTCCCGCACGTCACACGCCTGGAGTGGCATGAGCTTAACGAGCAGCGCAACCTTGAGCGCCTGGTTGGATCCTGGGTCAACATAGCGACAGAGATCAGCTACAAAGACAACACAGGGACCACAGGCTTCAAGAAGGCCATCGCGGGTGAAACCATGACGGCCAACCCAAAGTACAAGCAGCCGTTTGACTTCACGCCCCATGCGAAGTTTGCCTTTGCGACCAACGGGCTCCCTATGGTGGATGACATCAGCAACGGGGTCTTCCGGCGTTTGATGGTGATCAACCTCAACAATTCCTTTGTAGGGCGAGAGGACTGGGCTCTCACGGCCAAGCTGCGGGAGGAGATTCCTGGGATTCTTGCCTGGGCCAACATCGGGCTCCAGCGGCTCAAGAAGCACCGAAAGTTCACGGAAGTACCGTCCAACATCATCGAGCTGGCAGAGTACCGCCGAGCCATCAACTCGCTCCAGAGCTTCTATGATGAAGAGCTCACTATGTACGAGGGCCAGGAGATCTCCTTCAGTGAGTTCTACCGGACCTATACGAGCTATTGCCACGAGACTTCAAACAGACCTTTCGCCAGGAACAAAGTGCGGTCAGTTGTTAATCAGTTGGGGTTAAAACTGCGAGTTTTTACATCTACGGACAATGTGCGGATGGTGAAAGCCCTGGCACCAATTAACCAATAGGGCCTAAAATGAACCACTTAGTAACTACTCAAAACAGTATGGAACGTAGGTCTACACTAATAGAATTAACTACATTAACTACTATATATATAAACATGATATATATGTATAGAGTATATAGCTCTAAGAAAGTTTTGAAAAAAGTAGTTAATTAATGAATTGTATGCCTAATTACCTAAAGCCAAAGCACAAGAGGGAGAGGATCACAGAAACCAATCCACTCTACGCAAGCAAGAGATGGCGCAAATACAGACAGGCCATACTCATGCGACGTGGACCAAGATGCGAGGAGTGTGGTCATGTGCCACTCTTCGAGCGTGAGATTCATGTGGACCACATCAAGCCCATAGCACAGGGCGGTGAGATATATGATGAGACCAACCTACAACTGTTGTGCATCCAGTGCCACGGAAAGAAGACGGCACAAGAACGGGGGTGGGGTCGCATCTTAAAAGAGAACGCGGGAAATTCCACTGCCGCCTCTTCATTTTTCGGGGGGAGGGACCAGGACCCCCCAAACACAATCTTTTAAGCCATGAACGAAGAACTACAACGCTGGGAGCGCATCAAGCTGGAGTGCGAGCGCTCAATTGACCAACACGGAGCAATACTTGAAGCAGTGACGGACCGAGGGAAGCCTGTGCTCAGGAAGAATCCAGCAATCGAAACACTCCAAAAGGCAGAAGCCCAGATCGAAAAACTCAAGAAGACACTGGCTGATGGACTTGACCTGGACTGAGAACATCATTGAGAGATACTGTGTGCTGACGGAAGATGAGCACGCGGGGAAACCTGTCAAGCTCCTTGACTGGCAGAGGCACCTGATCCGTGAGGGCGAGGGCAAGCGCATGATCTGGCTCGAGATTCCGAGGAAGAACGGGAAGAGTGCCTTCATCGCCATGCTCGCAGTGGCCCACATGCTGGAGGGATTCAAGAACAACTCGAACCCCCAGGTGATCCTGGCAGCTGCAACCAGGGAACAGGCGGGAATCTTGTTTGGCTATGTCAGGAACATGATCCTCCTCAACCCACAACTCCAGAAGGTACTCGAACCCTTCCGCAAGGAGATACGACTCAAGGGCCGACCGGGCTACCTCAAGACCATCACGTCGGACGGAGGCAGCAACCACGGACTGAACCCGAGCCTGATTCTTGCGGATGAGATCCACTCCTGGAACGAGGTCAAGGGACCGGAGCTTTGGGAGGCGCTTCGCACGTCTATGGCGGCGCGGCCTTCGAAGTTTGTGGCCATCACCACGGCGGGCAGTGCTTACTCCTTCGCCCATAAGTGGCACGAGTACGCGGAGCGAGTGGCGGAGCAACCAGAGATTGACCCGAGCTGGCTCACCATCATCTACGGCGCGGGCGATGAGGAGGACCCGCACGACCCAAAGGTGTGGGCTAAGGCGAACCCGTCGCTCGGGGTGACTGTCTCGATGAAGTACCTGGAGGAGCTCAGCAATACGGCCAAGCACGATGAACCGACGCTCCTCTCACTTCGCAAGCTGCACCTCAACCAATGGGCGGGCAGCGCTCAACCCTACATTGAGCTCAGCAAGTGGCTGAAATGCCAAAGCGGCAAGCCGAAAAACCTCGACAAATGGCGTTGTTTTTTGGGTGTGGACCTTGCCGCGGTCAACGACTTCACGGCCTATGCCGTGGTGTACTTCAACGGGGAGGAGTTCTACTCTGTCCAGGAGTACCAGATCACGGAGCACGCGATGACCAAAAGACGGCAGAAGTACCCGAACCTGGTGAAGAACTGGATCAAGAACGGCCAGCTTGAAGTGGTCAAGGGTGAGGTCACTACGACGGAGCACAGAATCGCAGCGATCGAGCGCATCATGGATGAGCACCCAGTGGAGGGAATCTTCTTCGACCCCTGGAACGCTGCCGAGACGGTGGAGAAGCTACGCCAGAAGTACGGAAAGGCCTTTTGCTGGGAGGTGCGACAGAGTGCACTCATGGTGAACGAGCCCATGAAGCTCCTCTTCCGGATGGTGCAAACGCGCAAATTCAGGCACGACGGCAACCCAATCACCGCTTGGATGATCGCCAACACGAGCCTCCACATCGACAAGAACGACAACTGGACCTTTCAAAAGGACAAGGCCCCGGACCGAATTGACGGCACCGCGGCACTCATCACGGCCTTAGCTGGTTACGTTCACAACGCAAACACAGGAATTTCATCGTATGAGGAGATGGATATCATTTTTGTGTAACTTTGCAAGAGATGGCATGGTATGACCGTATTGTCCGTTCTGTGAGCGGCGTGATAAATCCGAAGCCCTGGCTCTTGAGCCTGTTCGGCGGCACCAGTACTTTGGCTGGTGAGAACGTGAGCAGCACCAACGCGCCAAAGGTGTCGGCAGTCTTCTCATGCGTGAACCTAATCGGGAACACTGTGGCCTCTCTGCCGTTCCACCTATACCGCGAAACGGACCAGGGGATGATCATGCAGATGGGGATGTTGAACGACCTCGTGAGCCGTCGACCAAATGAAAGCTACAATTCCTTCGACTTCCGCAAAGCCTTCATGGCGCAGCTCCTTCTCCGGGGAAATGCCTACATTTTACCGATGCGGAACGGCTCCAACCTTAGCGGCCTGGAGCTCCTCGACACCGACCTCGTACAAATTGACACCACAGGAGGCACCCTGAAGTACAAGGTGTGGCTGACCACTGGCGTGACCATGAACTTGGACCCAGACCAGATCATCCACCTGAAGTACTGGACCCTCGACGGCATCAACGGCGTGAGTCCTATCGTGTACGCGAAGGAGATCATCGGCACGTCGATGGCAGCAACCTCCCACATGGGTGGCTTCTACGGCAACGGCGGCATGCCCAAAGGTGTGCTCCAGCTCCAGGGAACCATCAAGGACCCGGACCGCGTGAAGGCTATCGGATCGCAGTGGGACCAGCTGAACAAAGAGAACAAAGGCCGCACGGCCGTCTTGACTGAGGGCGCTGAATACAAGCCCGTGGCTGCCAACTTCCAGGAGAGCCAGCTCATCGAGAGCCTTCGCTTCTCTGTGGAGGAGATCTGCCGCCTGTACTCTGTGCCTCCGCACAAGATCGGCCACATGGACGGCGCTGGCTATGCCAACTCCATCGAAGCCCAGAACGCTCAATTTGTGAGCGACTGCATCCGGCCCCTGGTGGAGATGATTGAGCTCGAGTTCACCAACAAGCTCCTGAACGGCAACCGCCGCTTCGTTATGGACATGAAGGCGTTGACCCGTGGAGACATCCAGACGGAAGTTCAGCGGAACGTCTCGTACTGGAACATCGGTGCCATGAGCGCCAACGAAATCCGCCGACAGGAGGGACTGCCTCCGATTGAAGGCGGGGACACTTACAACAAACCCATGCATATGGGTGACTCTAACAACTCACAAGATGGAGAAGGAAATTCGCAGCCAAGCGATCCCTCAGACGGAGGGCAAAGCTGAAGGCTACGCGGCTAACTTCCGCGAGTACGATATGGGCTCCTTTGTCGAGCGCATCGAGCCGACTGCCTTCCGCAGCCTCGAGAACTACGACATCCACGCTCTGTACAATCACGATTACGATAAGGTGCTGGCCCGAAGCAAATTTGGCAAGGGTTCATTGCGTTTAGGTGTAGATGCCGAGGGCCTTCACTTTTCGTTCGACTTTCCCGACACCGCCACAGGCAACGAGGTCCGCACCCTTGTGGGCCGCGGTGACGTAGATCAGGCCTCCTGGGCGTTCACTGTTAAGAAGGAACGCTGGGAGAACGTACGCTCCGAGAAGCCGCTTCGAGTGATCGAAGAGGTGGGCGAGATCTACGATATATCTCTCACGCCGCGAGGAGCCAACCCCACCACGAGCGTCGCTTTGCGATCGCTGGAGGAGGCTCGCACGGCTGAACTCCCTGAAGAATTAACTCAAAACCTTGAAGAAGTGGAAAACCACGAAGAAAATCAAGAAGTACGCGCTGAGCGTTTTGTCGACGCCTCAGCCGTACAGGGCAAGCTCTCTAAGAGCGAAGCTCGTGACCTGGCCAAGTTCAACCTGATCAAGGCCATCAACGAAGCACGCAGCGGCAAGCTGACGGGCATCGAGGCCGAAATCAACCAAGAAGGCCTGAACGAAAAGCGCATGCTGGGCGTTGAAGCTCGCGACATGCACGCCATCAACCTGCCGGAGATGCTTTTCAAGCGCACTCAGTCAGTCACTGGCGGATCAGGTGGCAACCTGGGCGGTGACCTCGTGTTCACGGAGCCGGGCCGCTACATCGACTTCCTGTACCCCAACACTCCGCTCCTTTCGCAAGTATCGGTAGCTGAGAACCTGGTGGGCAACGTCGACTTCCCGAAGCAGACCGCAGCCTACACGCTGAACTGGCAGACCGAAACCGGAACGGACTCAGCTCAAGATATCACCTTCGACAAGGTGACCATGAGCCCGAAGCGCGCCGTCATCACTGCCTCGATGTCAAACCAGCTCCTCCGTCAAGAGTACTCTCGCGGAATCGAGCAGCGCATCATCAACCAGCTCAACCTGTCGTTCAACAAAGGCCTCGAGAACGTGATCCTCAACGGAACGGGCTCTTCAAACCAGCCTTCTGGTATTTACACGGAGTTGGCTGCCCAGGCTTTGACCATCGGAGCAATCGACTACGCTGATTTGATCGCTTTCGAGAGCGCTTTGGCTAACGCTGATGCACTTTCTGGCAATCTCGCATACGTTACTCACCCCGCCGTTTTGGCTAAGCTGAAGCAGACCAAACTTGACGCCGGATCAGGCCGCTTCCTCGTTGAGGGCACCCTGTCTCCTGTCATGACTGCCAACGGATACAACATCCTCAGCACCACTCTGTCTCCTGTCAACACGACTCCAGCTCCGGATGAGTACGGCATGATCTTCGGCAACTGGAGCGACGTTCAGGTCGGCTTCTGGGGCGGCGCTACGTTGATGGTAGATCCATACACCAACATGAAGAGCAGCATCGTAGAGGTTTACCTCGAGCGCTTCATGGACGTGGCCGTTCTCCGCAACGCCTCTTTCGCACTGGCAACGGACATCACAATCTAAACTTGAGATGGTAGTCACGAGCGCATACACTCCAATCTCTGTCAACCTGACGGAGCTCAAATCTTTCTGCCGTGTGGACGGGAGCGCAGATGATGCGCTTCTGACCATGCTATACCAGGCAGCGGTAGAGGAGTTCAATGCTTATACGGGCTACATCTTAGGGACTGCAACTGTCACCGCGGACACTGTGGGGGTGGAGGTTTACCCTCTCCCCTACGGTCCAGCGGGTGTCATCAATTCGGTGACGGCTTATGATGAAGAGGGGACGGCCACCGTCCTGGCTCTGTACGATGACTACCAACGAATCAACGAGCAGCTCATCTTTGATGAGGTGGCTGACCGCCTCGTGATCGTGTACACCGCGGGAACCACCGCACCAGCGAAGGATATCATCCTCGCACTTTACCAGCGCGTTAAATTCGCCTACGATTACGGTGATGACCTCCCATACAACGGCACGCGCTTCTTTGACCGCTTAGCCTTCCGCTACCGCCAGAACTTCTCCTGATGCTTGATCTCCGAGTGACCTTGTACGAGCCCACCGTCACGGTGAACGCTTCGGGACAGGCCACCAAAGGGTGGTCCAGCGTTGGCACTTTTTATGCCGAGCGAGTGGTCAATGAAACCGCCGGGACGGAATCCATGCCATACGACCAGATGGTCAGTGCAGCCGTCTACATTTGGCGCCTTCGATACCCAAACACGGTGAAGCCGAACTGGAAGCTCGAATACAACTCCGAAGACTACGACATCTTGAGCGTTGTACCCGAAGGTCGGCGCCGCTTCATCATTGTGAAGACCAGGCTCCGCGACAATGGCACAAGGTAAAACCGTCTACATCAAGAGCGAGAGCGGCCGCGTCGAGAACTTCGACCAATTCCGGGCAAAGCTGCGAAATCTTTCCACACCCGATAAGATGCGATTTAAGGAGCTCAGAAGCCTTCTGATGAAGGAAGCTCAGCCCTTAGTCACAAAAGCCCGTCAGGAGGCCTATGCTGGCTCTCAGGAGCAAGCCAAAGCCGGGCAGAAGCAGCGCTCCAAGATGGGCGCCTCTTTCTACAACCTTTACTCCAGCATCCGAGCCT